TAAAGAAGAAAATAATAAGTAAAAATAATATGGAAATTTATGAGAAAGTATTTAGCATAAAAAATAAATATTTTGAAAGAGTATTTGATACAGAAGAAAATAAGGTTTTTTTTAGACCTTTTTCTCCTATTTTTGAATGTTATATTCCTACAAATAAAGAATCTAAGTATAAATTTATTTTAGATCAAAATATTAATCTTGAAAAAAAAGAATTTAAAACAAATAAAGATTTAAAAAATTTTATTTTTTCACAAGAAACTTTACAAAGAAATGTTTATGGTATTTTAGATCCTATTTATAATAGAATTAAAAATAAGTATTTTGGTTTAAATATTTCTTTTAAAAGTAGAATATGGTATCTTGATATTGAAGCAACTGCTCCTGAAGGTGAAGGATTTCCTGAACCTAAAGAAGCAAAATTTCCAGTGAATACTATTCAAATATATGATAATATTTTAAATAAAAAAATTATTTTAATGACAAAATCTTTAAATAATCCTAAATTATTTTATAAAAAACATCCTGAAGTAATTTTAAAAATTTTTGATTCAGAAAAAAAATTATTTTTAGCTTTTTTTACTTTAATTGAAAAACTTAATCCTTGTATAATTACTGCTTGGAATGGTGATTTTTTTGATTTTCCTTATTTAACAAATAGAGCAAAAAATCTTGGTTTAAATTATAGAAGGCTTTCACCATTAAAACATATAGAAGAAAAAGAAATTCGAGGGGAGATGATTCCTACTTGGGAAGGTTTATATTTGATTGATATGATGAGAGCTTATAAAAAATTTACTTATGTTGCAAGATCAAGTTATAGCTTAGATAGTATCGCGCAAATTGAATTAAATGAAATGAAAAAAGTTGAATATCAAGAATATAAATCAATTTCTGAATTTTTTAATAAAAATTATGATAAATTTATTGAATATGCAGTTCGTGATATTGAAATTCTTTATGAATTAGATCAAAAATTAAATCTTATGGAATTAATTAGATCTCTTGCATATATGATGGGAATAAATTATAATGATACATTTGGAACAGTTAAACCTTGGGGAATTTTTTTAACAAATATTGCATTTAAAAAAGGATTAATTTTACCAAAAGATGAAAAACATAAATTAAAAAATAGTATTTCTGGTGGATATGTTGCAGAACCTCAAAAAGGTTTACATGAATGGGAAATTAGTTTTGATGCTAATTCATTATATCCTTTACTTGGAATGCAAGCTCATAATATGTCTCCTGAAACTTATATTCCTGAAGAAAAATTAAGCAAAGAATTATTAGAAATAAGAAATAAATATCAAAGAGATGAAGATGAAAGTAAATTTTTAAATGAAAAAGTTTTAGATGAAATTAGTAAAGTTTGTAAAAAAAATAATGTTTCTTTTGGAACAAATGGATTTTTTAAAAATGATAAAATTGGAATAATTCCAGAAATTGTTAAAGATACTTATAATACAAGAAAAGAAACAAAACAAAAAATGTTAAAGTATAAAACTTTTAAATCAAGAATAGAACAAGAATTAAAAGAAAGAAAAGAAAAAATAAAAAATGAAAATTAAAGAAATTAAAGAATTTGAAAAATTTGAAAGTAATGAAATAACTTTTGATGAAATATATAATATTGATTTATCAAAATATTCAGATCAAAAATTACTTGAATATTATAAATATTGTGAAAAAAGAGAATCTTTATTGAATACAAAACAAATGGTTTTAAAAATTGCATTAAATTCTTTATATGGAAGTTTAGCTAATCCTTATTTTATTCTTTTTAATAGAGATATTGCATCAAGTATTACAGGAAATGGAAGAACTTTTATTAGAGGATTAAGTCAATTTTTTAATAAAAAATTAAATGAAATGCTTAAAACAAATGAAAATTTTGTTATTTATAATGATACTGACAGTGTCTATTTAACAATTAAACCTTTTGTTGAAAAAATTATTAAAGCAAAATTTAATAATATTAGTTATCAGGAAATGGATTATAAAACAAAAAATAAATTTTTAGATGTATTATTAAAATTTATTGAAAAATACTTAGAACCTTTAATTGATGAATATGTTGAATTTTATGCAAATGGATTTAATTCTTTTGATCCTTCAGTTATTAAAGCAAAACTTGAAAAAATTGCAGATCGTGGTTTACATATAGCAAAAAAGAAATATGCTGTTAGAGCAATTTATAATGAAGGAGAAAGATTAATAAAATATCCTAAAATATCAGTAACTGGATTAGAAGTTGTAAGATCATCTACTCCACCTTTTTGTAAAAAATATTTAAAAGATGCAATTCCATTAATAATGGATAAAACTGAAAAAGATATACAAAAATTTATTAAAAAAGTAAAAGAAGAATTTATTAAAGCAGATATTGATGATATTGCAAGAGTTTCCGGTGTTTCTAATTTAAATTATCAATTAATAAATGGAAAGTATAAAAGATTTAGTGAAGAAACAAATAGATATTTAACAGCACCAATTAATTCAAGAGCAGCATTATTACACAATAAATTAATAGATAAATTTAAATTAAATAATCAATTTCAAAAAATTACTGAAAAAGATAAAATTAAATATATTTTTCTTAAAGTTCCTAATATTGTAGATAATAATGAAGTAATAGGATATTTAGATAAAAGATTTTTAGAAATAACAAATTTAATAAATTATATTGATTATAATACTATGTTTGAAAAATTTTTTTTAAGTCCATTAAAAATTATTCTTGATACATTAGAATATAAAATAACACCAGAAAATTCAAGTATAGGAGATTGGATATGAAAGATTTATTTAAAAAATATAATGATTTTATTAAAGATATTGAAATTTTTAATATCTCAGAAAAATTAATTGAATTACCTAAAATAATTGCATTTTATCAAAATTATTATTTTACTTTTAAAGATAAATTTTATAAATTACAAAATGAAATTGAAAAAAAATGGACAGAAAAATATATTTATTATAAAAATGATTTTGATTTTAGTTTAACTAATTCTGAAATTAAACAATTTATTGAAAAAGATTTAGAAATGTTAGATTTAAAATATAAGTTAAATCAAATAAAAGGAATTCTTGAAAAATTTGAAGAATCTCTTAAAAATCTTGATGGAATAAAATGGACTTTAAAGACTTTAGTAGAATGGGAAAAATTTAAATCTGGAAATATTAAATGATTATAAAAGATTTAAATGAAAGTTTTTGTAAAATAATTTTTGAAGAAAATGAAGATGAAATAAATTTAAAAATTAAAATTACAAATCTTTTATCTGTTTATGTAGATGGTTATCAATTTACTCCTGCATTTCGGGCAGGATTTTGGGATGGAAAAAAACATTTTTGGAAAATAAAAGATGGAACTTTAATTTTTCCAAAAGGTTTAGTAACTTCATTAATTCAAAAACTTAAAAAAGATAATTATAATGTAAAATATAATTATGAAACTTATAATAATATTTCAGAAAAAGAATTAGATAATTTTATTAAATCATTAAATCTTCCTTTTGAACCATATGATTATCAAAAAACTGCAGTTTTAAAATGTTTAAATGAAGGAAGAAAAATTTGTGTTATGGCTACTTCAAGTGGAAAAACATTATCTGAATATATTTTAATAAGATATTTACAAAAACAAAATTTAAAAGGATTATTAATAGTTCCTAATGTATCTTTAGTAAAGCAAATAGTTAACGATTTTAAAGAATATGGTATTCAAGAAAAAGAATTTGATAATTTTCATGTAATTTATGCAGGAAAAGCAAAACATTTTGAAAAACAAGTTACTATTTCAACTTGGCAATCATTATATAAAAGTCCAGAATTATTTTCAGCTTTAGATTATATTTGTATTGATGAAGTTCATTTAGCAAAAGCTCACGTTTATGAACATATTATTATTCCATCAAGTATAAATTGTAAGTATAGATTTGGTTTTACTGGAACTTTACCTCAATCTTATGCAGATAGAATGTCTATTACTGCATCTATTGGAAAATCTGAAAAAATAATTAATGCTCAAGGATTAATTGAAAGAGGTTTAGCAACTCCAGTTGAAATAATTTGTTTATATATAAATTATAATAATGAAGATAAAAAAATAGTAAGAAGATTTAAAAATTATCAAAATGAAATGAAATTTATAGAAAATCATAAACAAAGAAATGAATTTACAAGTAAATTAGCAAATCAAGTTTCTAAATTAGGAAATACTTTACTTTTATTTAAAAAAATTGATCATGGAAAATTATTATTAAAAAATTTATTAAAAATTAAATTTCATAAAGATAATATAAAAATATTAGAAAAAATTACTCCTAAAATTATTAAAGAAAAATATCAAGAATGGGAATTAAATAAAGATATTAATTTTTACTATAATGGAAACATTGATAAAGAAAAAATTATAAAAATTTTAAAAGACAAAGATCTAAATTTTTTAAATAATATTTATTCATTACAAGATTATAATATATATTTTGTTTATGGAAAAATTGATGCTAAACAAAGAGAATTTATTAGAAAAATATTAGAAGAAAAACAAAATGCAATTTTAGTAGCATCTTATCAGACAACATCAACTGGTATAAATATTAAAAATTTACATAATATAATTTTTGGAGTTGGGACAAAATCTTCTATTAGACTTAATCAAAGTGTAGGTAGAGGAATGAGATTATTTTCTTCAAAGAAAAAAATTAGAATTTTTGATATTGTTGATGATTTTAGTGATACTAAAAATGGGAAACGAAGAAATACTAATTATGCTCTTAAGCATTTTGACGTTCGTATTGAATCATATTTAAATTCAGGATTTAAAATCTTAGAGAAAGAAATTTATTTAAAATAATTTTATTATATTATTCTTAAAACTTCATTTATGATAGTTTAAATTGTTTTATACAATGAATAAAGCTTTATTAATATAAATTATTAAATAATGAATTAAAGTTTGTATATGAAGATTTAAACTATCATAAATGAAGTTTTATTTTTTAGTTTATTTTTTGAAAAAAGTATATAATAAAATTAAAAAATTTAAAGGAAGGCAAGATGAAATTTGAAGCATTTTGATATTCGTATTGAATTATTTAAATTTAGGATTTAAAATTTTAGAGAAAGAAATTTATTTAAAATAATAAATAATTTAAAGTTTTTTATTTTTTTAATTTAAAAATTAATTTATAGCAAAAAATAGGAGAAAGGAAATGAAAATTGATATTTACCTTGAGCCGAGTGAAGATGGCGGGTATATTGCAAAAGTTCCATCTTTACCAGGATGTCTTTCGGAAGGTGAAACTAAAAAAGAAGCGATAAAAAATATTCGAGAGGCAATTGAACTTTATTTAGAACCAGTAGAAGATAAAAATATTGATTTTTCTAATAAAAATTATAGAATACATATACAATGAATAAAGCTTTATTAATATAAATTATTAAATAATGAATTAAAGTTTGTATATGAAGATTTAAACTATCATAAATGAAGTTAAAAAAGTAATTTTTTAGTTTACTTTTTGAAAAAAGTATATATAATATAAAAAATTTTTTAGGAGGATTGTGATGGAAGTTAAAATTTCAGAAGATTTGGTAAAGTTGTGTAAACAAAATTTTTCACGTTTTTTTCAAAAAAAATTAATACAATTTAAAACTGTTGAAGATTTTGAAAAAAGTAAAGATGAAGTAAATAAAGAAATTATTGAAATAGAAGATAAATTTTTAAGTTTAATTAAAAAAGATTTAATAAAAAATAATGAAAAAAAAGTTAAAGATTTTAATGATGAACAAATAGATTTTTTATCTAATTATATTTTAAAACAATTTGTTTTTGAAACTAAAGAAGAATTAGATAAAAAATTAATTTCAAAAAAAGTAAAAGAAT